CCTATACTGTACTTGAGCAGACTTGCTCTGAAGATTACGAGGAGCGATGCCCGCCTCTAAAAACATTTTTTAAAGACATTAAGGGAGAAGTGTTATTTATTGTCGACGGCTCTGAATTGATTTCGTCGTCATCTTTGAGAATTTTGTATCAGGTTAGGCAGCTGCCAATAACTATTTTGTATATAAAGCCAGATACAAACTTCCTCCCTGAGAAAAATAGATTAAACGAGAATACAGTGCGAGGCGTGTTGCAAGAGTATGCAAGATCAGCAGTTTTTGAGCGCATATATCTTGTAGACAAGACGGTGGTCGCCGCAAGCCTAGGCGATGTTCCGATCAAGTCATATGATAATATGATTTATAACGCGATCGCCTCTACATTGCACATGATTAATGTATTCACTCACAGCACCATAGTTATGGGCGTCGCGTCCGATCCGCTTGAGATGGCTAGAATATCTACCTTTGGCTTTGTGGATATTGAGACAGGCAAAGAAAAAATGTTTTTTCCTCTTGACTTCTCTCGCGAAAAGAATTACTATTATGCCTTCAGCGAACAAAAACTTGCTAACGATGGCTCTTTGCTGTCCAAGGTAAAAGAGCAAACATTGGCTCAATCTCACGATAAACTTAAAACCACTTATGCTGTCTACGAAACACAATATGAAGATGATTATGTTTATGTGTTGTCGCACAGCTCAATGGTCCAAGTATAATTTTTTTAAAAAATAGGTTGACATCCGCTTTTAGCTGTGTTAGTCTATGTAACAGGAGTTTGGGATATTAGCCAAACTTACTTTAACAAACCCAGAAGGAGAAGTATTATGGGTCTTGATATGAAGAAGATGCGAGCCAAGAAGAAGGCTCTAGACAATCGCGGCGATGGAGATAAGAAGTCCAGCGCCTTTTGGAAGCCGCAGGAGGGTGAACAAACAATTCGCATTGTGCCAACTGCTGACGGAGACCCGTTTAAGGATTATTGGTTTCACTACAATGTGGGCAAGAATTCTGGCTTCCTCTGTCCAAAGAAGAATTACGGCGAGGATTGCCCTGTGTGCGATTTCGCGAGCAAGCTTTGGCGAGAGGGTGATGATGACAGCAAGAAGATGGCGAAGTCTCTCTTTGCTCGTCAACGCTTTTTCTCTCCAGTTATGGTGCGCGGCGAGGAGAACGCAGGGGTTCGCGTCTGGGGCTATGGAAAGATGGCTTATGAGACTTTGCTGAATCTGGTTTTAAACCCAGAGTATGGCGATATCACCGACACAGACAATGGAACTGATCTTGTTATGAAGTATGGCAAGCCTCCAGGCGGTCAGTTCCCGTTGACAAAGCTTACTCCTAAGCGTAAGACAAGTCCGATCTGCCCCGATAAAAACTCTGATGAGTGCAAGGAGCTTTTGGAAAGTATTCCTGAGTTTGACGAGCTGTTTGATCGTAAGACGAGCAGCGAGGTCCAGACGATGCTGGACGGTCACCTCTTGGGTGACGCAGACGCTGAAGAGGTGTCAACAGAGACTACAAAGTATAACACACAAAAGTCTTCTGGTGATTCTAACTCCGTGTCTGAAGCTTTCGAAGAGCTTTTGGGTTAAAATCTTCGTCCCGCAGGGAGGCATGGGGATAAACAGATGTCTCTTTTTATTTTAAAATAAGGATTTTTTATATTATGAGCAGCGTTGATGATACAACTGTCCAGAATGGGCAGCAGGTTAAGGTCCACTACAAGGGGACTTTGGATGATGGAACAGTGTTTGATAATTCGCGTGATCGAGGCGAGACTTTAGACTTCACTGTAGGATCTCAAACTCTTTTACCCGACTTTGAGAATGCAGTAGTTGGAATGACTATCGGAGAAACCAAGGAATTTAATATCGTAGAGGGCTATGGACCTCGGCAAGACGAGGCAGTGGTTAAGGTGCCGGTTACCGCTTTCCCTGAGGGATTTGAGTTCAAGGTTGGGAATGCAGTGCAGGGGAAGAATGATCAGGGTCAGGTCGTTCAAGCTATCATCTCCTCTCTAGATGATGAGGGTGTCACTCTTGATCACAATCATCCTCTAGCTGGGCAGAATCTTAATTTTGAAGTAGAGTTGATCGAGATTCTCTAGGAGGGAATTATGAGCTTTCATGATAAACTAAAGTCCGCTAATTTAGACAGCGATAAAGAAATTGTTCTAACTTATAGCGATGGCGCTGATGTCGTGCATGCCTGGGATGGCTATGAGGAAGAGGTCTTGACAGACACTGGCTTTGCTGAGGTCGTCGCTGGTCTTATTACAACATCTGGATTTAAGAACGATGTGATTCAGGAGCTTCGCGATGATGAATATCTTGATGATTATCCTCGTGATTTTTCTGGATTTAACGATTATGTCAGTGATGTTATTAAAGATAATTTCTGGGAAATGGACTTTATTGAGCGCACTACCGAGCAGTATGATTATAAACGCGGCTTCTTTACCTTAGAGGCTAATGTGAGAACTACTGTTGGTGATGTGCTTTCGGCTCCAGAGTATGCTTTTACCGGCTGGTCGACCGAGATCAATACTGATCTTGGAATTTTAAAGATCGAAGGGTAATTCTAACCGCAGGGAGGCACGGGTTTATAGGTGCCTCAACTTCAGGAATAAAAGGATAATATTTATATGAAGTATTTTATTTTGTTGGCGATGAGCCTAGTTCTTATTTGTTTTTCCGGTTGCGGAGGAGAGTGTGACGATACTGCTGCACCTGCTGATCGCGATACGGCTGGGCAAGTTGGTGACGCAGTGTCTGAGACTTCCTCAGATGCGACTACACCAGAGGAGCAAACAGACGCAGCGTCTGACGACGCTGTAGTGGATGCGGCTGAAGCTGAGGATGTGCAACCAGAGGTTGCTTCGGATACAGCTGTGCCAGAGGATACGGCTTCCTCTTCTGATTAAATAGCCTGCACCGCAGGGGGGCACGGGTCTACAGGTGCCCCACCATACATTTTATTTTAGGAGAAGAACATGCCAAGACCAAGTAAAGCTAAAGCTGGCAAGCTTAGTATTGCAGACATGAGGGCGCTAATCAATAAGAAGGCGGGTCTCAATGTAGCTCACAATTTGTCGGAAGACAATCCAACGGCTGTCAAGGAGTGGATTGCTACTGGCTCTCGGTGGCTGGACTCTATCATTTGCAGAGGCAAGTTGGGTGGTATCCCTGTTGGCAAGATTGTCGAAATAGCTGGTCTAGAGGCGACAGGTAAATCTTTTCTAGCAGCTCAAGTCGCTGCAAACGCTCAGAAGATGGGCATCGATGTTGTCTATTTTGATTCCGAGTCTGCTATCGATCCTTCTTTTCTAGGCAGAGCTGGGTGCGATGTTGACCGAGTTTTGTATGTGCAGGCTCGTTCTGTGGAGTTTGTATTGGAGACGATTGAGGATCTGTTAGCTAGCAATGATAGCAAGATGTTATTTGTTTGGGATTCGCTAGCACTAACTCCGTCCGTGTCAGATGTTGAAGGAGACTTTAATCCCTTGTCTTCAATGGCTGTCAAGCCGAGGATCCTTTCAAAAGGAATGTCTAAGCTTACAGTGCCTATCGCCAACAGTCAGTCTACGCTACTTGTATTAAATCAGTTGAAGACTAATATTACAAGTAATGTCGCTGAGGCGTTAACGACTCCTTACTTTACTCCTGGCGGTAAAGCTATGCACTATGCCTATTCTTTACGAATTTGGCTAACGGGTCGCAAAGCAAAGAATTCTTTCATTATTGATGATAATGGTTTTCGCATCGGTTCAGAAGTTAAGGTTAAACTTGAGAAATCTAGGTTTGGCACTCAGGGTCGTCAATGTGCTTTCAAGATTCTTTGGGGCGATGATGTTGGCGTGCAGGATGAAGAGAGTTGGTTTGATGCTATCAAGGGATCTAAATACCTAACCTCTGCTGGGTCTTGGTATACTATGGACATGGGCGATGGAACTCAGGAAAAGTTTCAACCCGGTCGATGGATGGAGAAAATGCAAGATAAAAAATTCTACGATAGAGTTCTTACGATTATCGATGAGGAAGTTATTATGAAGTTCGATAAGCGTGAGGGCGATGCATCTGACTTTTATAAAGATTTGGACGAAGAAGAAGAATCATAAAATTTTGTTGACTTTCATATTCACTTGATGTATAACTGATATAGTAAATTATACTGGAGGTAGAGGTGATGAGTAAGCAACCAAGAGCTGTAATAATTGACGCTCTAAACATGTATTTTAGGGCTTACATTGTTGATCCCTCACTCTCAACTAATGGTCAGCCAATCGGCGGCGTGAAGGGCTTTTTAAAGATCCTGCAAAAGCTTGTTCGTGAAACAAAGCCGGATCAAATTGTGATCGCATGGGATGGCGCAGGCGGCTCGCAAAAAAGAAAGTCAATTAATAAGGGCTATAAAGAGGGAAGGAAGCCAATCCGCCTGAATCGTGAGATTAAGAATCTTACAGAGAACGAGGAACTGGAGAATAAAGTTTGGCAGCAGACAAGGCTTGTAGAATATCTGAACTGCATGCCTGTTTCTCAGATTATGCTGCCTTCGATCGAGGCAGATGATGTCATATCAGCTGTCTGCTCTCTTCAGTCTTTATCTGATTGGCAGAAGGTGATTGTGTCGAGTGACAAAGATTTCTTTCAGCTTTGTGATGACACTACAGTGCTTCATCGACCCGTTCAGAAGGTCACTCTGAACAAACACCGTATTATTTCAGAATATGGGATTCATCCTTTAAACTTTGCGCTAGCTCGTGCTATTGTTGGAGATAAGAGTGACAACTTGCCGGGAATACCCGGCGCGGGTTTGCCAACTGTGGCAAAAAGATTCCCATTCCTTTCACAAGAAGAGAATTATAATTTAGGTCATATCGTTGATCATTGCGAGAGTCAGGAAAAGAAGCTGAAGATACACGAAAATATTTTATCTAATCAAAACTTGATCGAAGAGAATTATAAGATCATGCAGCTGTATCGTCCTATGCTATCGCCACAGTCAAAAGAAATAGTGAAATATTCAGTTGAAGAAGCTCCCTATGACTTCAACAAGACAGAGATTTTAAAGATGATGGCGAACGATGGCTTTGGCACCTTTGATTGGTCAAGCTTGTTTCAGACGATGAAGCGTATCTCCGCTAGCTGCTCAGAGGATAAGTCTTAATGACAAGACCAAATGATTTTTCAAAGTTCGGCAAATCTTTTCAAGAGTCTTTGGCACACTTGATCATGGATCAGCGTGTCTTCTCTGATCAGATCGCAGAGGTCATATCAATAGACTTTTTTGAGCTTAAATATTTGCAAGTATTTGTTGACAAGTTGTTGAAATACAAGCAGAAATACGGAGTTCACCCATCAAAAGAGGCTATGCTGGCGGTCTTGCGCACCGAGTTGGACGATGAAAACGCAGCAACTCAGAAGCAAACCAGGGACTTTTTTGCCAGAATTTACAAGTCAGAGATCGAGATTGGCGGCGAAGAATATATTAAAGAAACTGCGCTAGACTTCTGCCGAAAACAAAAATTAAAAGAAGCTATGATCAAATCGGTGAAGTTGCTTGAGTCGTCCTCTTTTGACGAGATCAGCGATGTTATTAATGACGCGCTCAAGCTTGGCTCTAGCACAGA